TTTATACACAACTACTTGTATAATGTCCTCAAACTTGCGTTTTTGCAAATAGTAATCTTTTACATCAAACCCATTTAGTGCAAGCAAATACAATATTTGTGTTACAGTAAATGTATTGTAATGTCCTGGCGGTGTATAGTGCTGAAATCTATGCTGTAGCACATTAACTGTGCTTGGCACATTCAAGTAAAGCATGCCTCCCATGGTCATTGCACGATTAACACGACCTAAAAACTCCAGTGGACTGTAGATGTATTGCATAACATCGTGACACCATACAACATCTACCTTTACACTTAGCATAGGAGTGTCAGTGTTAAGATCATGGTTCTTATAAGTAATGTTGTGACGCTGAGGTTTGATATGTTCGCAGTTTAAATCAATGCCATGACAAGCAATATCCAAGTATCTACCTGGTTCGCCATCTTCGTTAATATCACGCATGTTTGCCCAATATTCTAGATGCGACCCATTGCCGCATCCAAGATCAGCCATGTGTTTAATACTACGCTTAAAGTCATCAAACTGATTGAGAAACTCCAGCGTTTGTTCACCCAGTGTCATTGTCATTAAAAAGGAACTCGCTTGCCATCAAATACACAGACAAAATAACATCCGTTATCGCCTGCATGCACACGATGAAATGCCCCATCTGGTATAAGCACAACATCGCCTGCTTGTACAGGAAAGGTATCGCGCTCAATATCCATTGTGCCACTGCCTTTGATAAAGTAGTAAACTTCTTCTTGCCCGGCATGAAAATGTCCGCTAGTACTCTTGTTAGCATACAAGTCTGTGCTGCTAACAACTAAGTTGTTAAGTGTCTTATTATCTGTTACTGTGTAGCGGTCATCCTGTTTAACAACTTCACCGCCAATATCATTAATATTTACTTTCATATTAATCGATCCTGATATCTTCCATACCTGCTGTACGCAAACGAACAACGTGTCCCATTTGCCACTGTTTAGCATCTAAGCCTTTCATAATACCTAGCCACTTATTACGCAGTAGTGCAACTTCGTTGATGATTGTTTCAAAGTCAATAACTTCATCCTCGCCATCAACATACTTCTCTGCGTCACGGCTTGTCAACGCACGAGCATATCCTTCTAGATATTTTTGAAAATGTTTGCGACGTATTCTTCGCAGTTGTATATTTAAATAATTAAGTACTGCTTCTATTTCTTGCAATTGACTAAATCTGTTTTCAGTTATACCAGGCAGTGCAGTAATATTCTTTTCTACAATGCCTTTAACATGGCACTCGCGCTTTGCTTCTTCTAGTTCGCTTTCATAGTAATTAATAAATTTAGGAATCTCTGCTAGATCATTTACAACTCTATTATACCACATTATGATATTTTTTAACCTCATGAGCAATGTGTGGATATACTGATCGCCAATCTGTATTTCTTCTGCGATCTAATTCATCGTATACTTCAATAAATTCTTTTATCTTTTTTGGACTAGGATTATTTGTTTTAATTGTCTGAATTAAACCTAAAATATTTTGATATGCTTGTCTATCATCTTCTGATTCTTGTGGATGCATTTTTAAAATTTTATCAAAATCTTCATTGAAGAATTCGCTGCCTAACATGTCACAACTAGCATATTCTTTGTCAACTAACATTCCATAAAGTGCAATCGGATTACCAGTTATAGATTGCCACTCTGCTTTTTTTTCTAATAAATCTGCATATGTACTAAGACTTAGCACACTATGAGTAGCATTGATGTTAACTCTTATTTCAGGTATACTTAATGCATATAATAAGTTTTGCTCAACTTGCTTGCTGTTAAACCCTGTGCGTACATATTCTTGTTCCGGTCCCCAACAATCTATACTGCAAGTTAAGTCAAATCGTTCAATGCAGTTGTCTTTGATAAGACTAAAGATTTTGTCTATAAGCGCACTGAATCTATCTTGGGATATACTCATGTTACTAACAACATTTAAGATTAAATTAGGATTAGGTGCTTCTCTCCAAATGTCTAAATATCTGTCAATATCTGGCAGAATAAATGGTTCGCCACCTAATAGATGAAATCTGCGCAAACAAGTTCCATTATTTTTTATCCAACTAAACAATGCATCTCTATATTTTTGTTGTTCGTCCCAGTCTAATGATAGTTTAGGATTTCCAAAATATTTGTCATCAAATTCTGGGTTGTCAAACTTTTTTGCTTCTGCTTCAATTTTACTACTAAACCCTCTATAGCAATAAGTACAACTCATATTACAAAGTCTATTAACAAAGACTTCTAAAATAGCAGGCATAACATGTGTTGCCGTCGGATCATCAACAAGTTCATCAGGAGTTTGATCTGTCATTATTTCGTTCATAAATTGACGATCACTTCTTTCGCCGGCGTCTTCTATGTTTTTACAATATCCGCAACCTAAATGATCTGGACTATGTGGCCATTCGCCACGTAGCATACTTTTTCTATGATCTATTTTATAAGGAAGATTATGAAAATTATCAAATTCTTCCAATGGAAGTGGAACATGCCAATTCCTATGACAACTCGCTGTTGAACCTTGGTTAATAAAAATTGTACTCCAGTTCCATTTTAATAAACACGCAGTATTTGTTTTAATAGGAAATGGTATGTTTTTTGACATTAATATTCTTCTTCATCAAGTTCGAAGTCCTCTTCTCCAAGCAAGTCTTTTACGCTTGCTTTGAGGTATTTGTCTACACCACCAAGTTTAAACAAGTCTTGTTCATCAAGAATCTCTTGCATATCTTCTACAAAATGATCGCTTGCTAACTGTCTATCCTTTGCTGGGATATACTCTTTAAGAATCTTATAAGCGTCAATTACAACTTCAACGTCACTCATTGTTTTCCTCTAATACTTCACCTGTTTCTGGATCAACTACATCACCATTTGGTGCAGTAATTGTTGTATCCGCGATATCATCAATACTTAGTCCATCTGCGTTTGAAATATCCTGCATGATTGCTTCAAGTTTGTCACCTGTCCAACCTTTGCGGAACTCCAGCATTTCTTCGCCTGCTGCAGTTACATACTTTAGACGATTGCCTTGCTTTGTAAGCAATCCTTTTGCTTCAAACAAGTCAAGCAACCCACTGTATGGATCCATGCCTGTTTCATACGGAATCTTAACCTGCACTGCTTCAAACGGCTTACTATAGCGTGTTTTCATAACTTTACATGCTGCACGAATGCCTTGCACTGTGGTTACTTTATTGCCGTCTGCATCTTCTTTGAGTTTAAGTTTGCGCATTGCTACAACAATACTACTTGCATAGATAAAGCCTTGTCCACCAGATATCTTGTCATCTGGATCAAACATATCCTGACTTGCGTATGTGTGGTTAGTACACACCATACCTACATTGTAACTACCAATCATGTTAACTGTGTTACGCACAAGACTCGTTAGTGCTTTAGGTTTACGCCCCATATCACCTTTCATGTCACCTTTGTTAAACTGATCAACGTCTGTGGGTGTCATCATCATGCCCAAACTATCAAGTACAAACAGTACCTTTGGACGATCTTCTTCTGCCATTGCTTTATAGTCTGCCATAAACACACTGATAGTCTTAGCAACGTCATCAATCATACTCATGCTTAGTTTAAGCAGTTTGCTTTCGTCTGTGTCAACACCCAGTGCTTGTAGCCAACTTTCGTCCAGTGCGTTCTCACTGTCGATTAGTACAACAAAGATGCCTTGTTCTTGTGCATGACGCACAATGTTGCCACTTGCAAAATAACTCTTGCCTGCACCTGATTCTCCAGCAAACACTGTAACTTTGCCCATTGGCACACCACGATGAAAATCACCGCTGATAAGATAGTTAAGTGCATAACTTCCTGTGCTGATCCAATCTGTTGGATCGTGAAAGCCAATACTTAATCCATCAATGCTTTTGGTAATGTCTTTTCTAAATTTACTTACGTCGAACGGCTTTGCCATTGAAATTTCCTTCCTGAATAGAATGGACGAGCAATTGCTTGCTCGCCCTTACTTAGCCTTATGATTGGCGGTTACGGATCATCGCAAGGATGTCTTCTGCCCGCTTGCTTTCACCAGCTGGTGCTGCTTCTGCAGGTGCTGCCACAGTTTCAACTTGTGGAGCAGGAGCAGGTGCCGCTGCGATTGGTGAAGGAGTTGCTGCCGG